TTCTTGAACTTGTCTGGCTTGGCGCACACAGACACAAATGGCTTGTATCGCATGACCTTCTTGTAGAATGTGTCCCAAGTGAAATCTCCCTTGAGTTTCTTGTCTGCTCTACGCATAAAGCCTAGAATACAGTCTAGCAGCACAAGCGTTTCGATATGAATGTCACCGCTCATGCACATCTGAAATGCCAACGGATACTTGGTATGTTCCAAAGTACCAATCTCTCGCACAATGGTTGGAGAGAATAGGGCATTGAAAGAGATGCCACTCTTTTCGATGTGATTCAGCATGAACTCGCAGTCTTGCCCAAATGTGTAGGTGATACTCTCTTGAGTTCGTTTCCAATCGGTATACACCTGATCGCATTGAGAGTCGAAGGCATCTCCGATCCATAACTGATCGTTCATCAGAAAGTTGGATACAAAGAACTCCAGTAGTTCGCTTTCGCTGTATCGCTTGGCTAACTTCTCAAAGAAGTAGCGATCCTGTCTACGCTCAAATGTCTGTGCGCTTGCCCGTGTCTTTCCTCCGTACTTGAAGTAGTCGTAACTATCTTGGGTGAAATGACTTTTCACGGCTAGATAGACTTTATATGCGGAGAAGCCTGTTGCTTTCATACGGGTAACTTTGGAGTTGTGGGAAGCAAGTTGATACTTTCTCCCTCTGCTCTGATCTTTTCGATGATCGGTTTGGACAAGTACTTGGCTGCTTGCTCAGGATCAATCCCCATCTCGTCACACACGGCAAGAACACTTTCAATGTATCCATTCTTGTGCTTGGTGAGATGCTTTTCTAGGCGATCAAGAAACTGCTTCTGTGTGACTAGCAACTTGCATTGCTCCTGTTGGTTGGGGTTGCTGAACCATGTGCTGTAGTTTGCTGATGACCTCTACAAACTTGTTAACACCTTCCTTGCTGTAGAACCTCGGAGGATCATCAAAGAATGTTGACTCGGGAATCTTTAATGCCGTTACTGCTGCCACAAGTCTCTCGTAGTCGCTGTTGGAAGTGCGAATGATTCCAACATAAGATCCTCGCAGTTTAGGATACTTGGCGATAGACATACGATAGAAGTTCGCGGCGATTTGCGTTCCCTCCAACACCATTGCATCTTTGTTCGGATCTTCTGAGTTCTGAAGTTGCTCAGTCTGATACTCAAAGAAGTTGCCAGCAAATACAGCGGCTTGTGCTGCTTCAGCAGGCCATTGAGAAGTGTCGTACACGCTCTTCAAGACATCCAAACAAGCAGCGTCTTTGCGATAGTACAGTTGACGCCCATAGTAGTACTTGCGCGTGGGAGCATCAGAATGCTCCACAGCATCCATACGCATCATCTCAAGAATTCTATCGTTGTCGTGATTCTTGCCCACATCATCAGGGTGATCTACATTGTGGTCGATGACTACCTGAATACCTTTTGTTTCAGGAAGCAAGTGTTCGTGAAAACGATACATCCACTTCGCTTTACCTGGCCGCCAAATGCAGTTGCGCGGAAACTTATGTCCAAACTTGGTTCGATGGAAGATGCTAACAACACCGATATGCGGGGTAACTCGCTGTAGTTTCCAACGCAACTCCCTACCCTTTTCTAGCACTTCATCAGCATCAAACATTGCAATCCATGTTGCCTTGGCAGTATTTGCAAGTTCTACCGCCTTGTTTCTAGCATCAGAGAATGAATCAGGCCAGGGCATAGTATGCACTTCTGCCCCCAACTGCTTGGCAACTTCAACCGTATTGTCTGTACTACCCGTATCAACTATCACAACACGATCAGCAAATCCTTCCAGGCTCTTCATAAGCCTGGGCAGATTGTCTGCTTCGTTCTTTGTGATGAACACAGAGACAATGCTGAAGTTACGCAAATCGGTCAAGTACTTGTGTACTTGCTTGCCTCGTTCTAGTCTTTGCTTTTGTGCTTTGTTCTGTTTGCGACGCTCATTCTTTTTCATAAGAGACTCCCATCGAGTAAATTATCATAGACACCGATCAAATCAACCATCTGCTCCAAATTATCTTGTGATACTCGTCAGATATTTCCACAAACAGCAATCCCCGCTTCGGAGCAACTGGATGTGTTTTGAGTTTCATGTTTGCTTCGCTCGGAGTGCGATTGCTCTTTTTGGTGTTACACTTCTTGCACGACACCACAACATTTGTCCATTCGTGCTTGCCTCCACGAGACTTAGGCATCACATGATCTATGGTAACACGCTCTCCACTCACATGACATCCGCAATACTGACATTCGTTGTTGTCTCTGCGAGTGATGTTGCGCTTGCTTGGGCGTGCCAATCTGTATGGGATATACACATAGTTCACCAGTACAAGTGCAGATGGTAGATGAAATACACCAGATCCTGTCTTGATCTCGTAGCAATGCTCGTAGTTAAATGGTGACCGCGCCTTGCCTTGTATGAGCATGGTTACAGCACGCCACCAATCAATGACTCCAATGACCTGTTCTGATATGTTTAGAAGAAGAACTTTCCTGTCTTCAGTTAGCGTGTCCATTCTTGATCTCCTCAATGACCTCATCGGGATCAAACTCTGCATAGAACTCGTCAATGCGTTCTTTCAACTCAGGCACAAATCGTTTGGGCGATTCCACAAATGCTTGCTCTTCGCCTTCTGCGCTCACCATCATAATCACGATCTGTGGAACGCGAGTACCAATCAACTCTTGAAACATGATGGAGTACGCGGTTGCTTGCAAGAAATAATCATGGCATCCTCGCGTGTCCTTCATACGCTCTGCTGTCTTGAAGTCGATGACGCTGAGTTTGCCATCAAACTCTGCAACGCAATCTGTTCTGCCAGCGAGTCGCATCATGTTGCTGTACAGAGGCACTTCTAGTCCCACCACATTGTTCACGAAACGATCAACCCTAGGCTTGATCTTCAAAAACATCTCTTCCAGTTGTGGTCTACCAAACAGAACCTGAAATGGATCACGATTTGAAAGGTAGTACTCCATAGTTAGGTGGAAGTTCTTACCTCGCTCAAGAATCATGCGGCTCTTGTCTGCATTATCTTCGCGCCACTTTTTCCACTTGTCACGATCTCTCCAACCAGTGACGGTGGTTACAGACGGATACCACACCTGTTCGCCTTCAGCGCCTGGAGTTTGATAGAACCGTTTGCCGTTCACAATCTGATCTTTGAGATTGGGCAACTCAATCAAGTTCTGGCGAAAGTTGCCGATGTTGAACTTTGGCTGTGCTTCTTTATTCATCATATAAGTCTACTACAATTTCGAGCAAAGTCAACCAAATCTATCTTTTAAACGCTGACGAGTTCCATCAAATCGTGGTGCCCGTTTGGCAATCTCTTTCATTCTGTCTCGGAATCCTGCATCCAAGTTGCCGTATCCTAGCGGATCCATGCGAGAGTCTACTGCCACATTAGGGCCTTCTCCCCATATGGTTTGTTCGATCTTGCCTTTGTGTTTGCAAGCAGGACAAGGCGCCTTACAAGGCTTAGTATGATCTGCCATCTTCAGAAACTCTTCAAACTTGTGTTCACACTTGTGACACACATACTGATAAATCGGCATGATTATCCTCTCGCGTATGGAGGCTTGATGTCCAAGGTCCCGTGGGTCAGCAATGCGCTTGCTGTGTGCTGTTGTGCTTTGTCTGCATCAATCACAGGCATATCTCTGCGAGCAGGCGCACCTGCGGGCGGCCTCTTTGCTTTCAGCGCATTGAAACGCTTCTGCAATTCTTTCTCGCCAATCTTGTTTAGCCACGCTTCAGACTTTGCTTTGTCGTAGAACTTAGGACTAATATACTTCCCTGTCTTGATGATGTCAAGTATATCTGCGAAAGAAGCGTCATAAAGGCTGATATCTCCACCTGATGGCGCTCCGCGGCGTTCGTTTCCAAGCGCATCTCCCAATGCTCGGAGTACAGGAACCAAGTCTCCGATACCTAGATCGGCTTTGAGTCCACCAACCTTTGCAGTTGGATTAGCAAGCATGGTTGCTGCCCATCGGTGATGCCCGTCCAAGATGTAGTTGTCTTTGGATATGACTGCTTTCAAGTCTCCACCAGCCACTCCATTAATTGCCATACCAATCACTTTACCCATGAAGATTTCACTTTGAGTTGGCATCAATTGACTCGCTGCGATGTTAGCAGAGACTGTCTTAACCACATCGTCTTTGGAGTTTCCATCCTTATGGCCTTTGGTGAGAAACACCTTGGCGAGAGCAGTGGTAACGGGATTTGGAAACTGTGCGGGATCAACAACCTTTGTAGGAAGGTCTTCCATGAGTTCAACCGCGTGTTCGATGAGTCTGCTAATTACACAATAGTCTTTGAAACTCTTCATGTATCATCCTTTCGTGTGCTTGAAGAATTCAATCTGACGCAACCGCTTCAGAGCCTTTTCTTCTGATCCATACACACCAAAACTTTTGTCTCCGTCTTTGGACATGACTTCGTATTTACCATCATCGCGCTTCACAATCTTTTCTACCAGTTCTTCTGTTAGACGAATTGAATGAACAGCGTTGATGATAACTTTCTTTCCAGTTGCTCCTGCATATGCCCATGTGACTCCACCCAGGCTACTTGTCTCAGGAACAACTTCTTTCTTGTTGCTCTTCAGAATAAACTCTGGCTTGCCTAGCATGATGCGCTTCAAGATGATGACCACATCTATTTCTTTGCTTTGATTGGCTGGGTCGAATCCCATGGCATCAATCTCTGCGGTCTTTTTCATGCTCATCAGTTTCTTGACTTCAGCAGCAGATTCATCTGTGTCCGCTTTGAGTTTCTTCTCTAACGCTTTACGATCCTTGTCGCTGATTACTGGTTTAGTGGCAATGATATTACCAAAACGATCCGACTTCCGCTTCAGGGAGTTCATTGCACCTGCAAAGAATCCTGGCATTTCATCGGGAAGAGTAACTGGTGCTTCGTTTACTGTTGGGTCTTTCATAGCGTCCTCGCTTTGCTATATGTAGACGCCAAAGAAAGCCCACCCGTACCGAGTACGGGTGGGCGGTAGCGAAATCCCTCTTCGGGTAAGTTTCCCGACACACGGTGAGTAGCGTAATCCGCCCTGCACCGTTCCAACGACTGACTCCGTGAAGAGTAGTGTTGGGGAACACTTCTATTTATGTCAATCTTCCTGTTGAGTGCAGAAAATAGCCAGTGATTTTCAAATACATTTCTTGATGTAGAGCGCATCTCCCCATCCGCATCTAGTATCAACCATAGATGCTCTAGAAAATCCATGTGGAACTATTATTGACTCTAATTCGGAGATCAATCCGCATCCCAAATACAACTCTTCAAAGTTTACTTCCGTATAAATGAAATCGCAATGTTTCAAGTAGTTTTCTGCTCCTCTTAATGCACGAGTTTCTACTCCCTGTATATCCAACACTAAACAGTTGTAGTCTTTTGGCTCTAATTTTTCTTTGGAAAGAAACTGATCTATTGTGGTGCATTCTACTTGCATAGAAGATGTTTGATGGACATTAGGATGTCTTTTCAAATGCAAATGCAATGGAAGTAAAGAAGAAGACTGTATGTTGTTTGTGACTCGCAAAGTCATAGGACCAGAACTATCTGATATGGCAGTGTTGTATATCTTTACTTGCGAACCACTAGAACATCTGTCCTGTAGCACAGGAATGATATTAGGATTTGCTTCAACAAATACTATAGACTCAATTCCATTCTCTCGATAGTATTCAAACTCTTCCCCTATATGGGCACCGATATGAAGAATTCCTGTTACTGGTTTAGTTTGTATGCACGATTGTAGAAATGGTATTAGCATTTGATTTATCCTTTGTAATTATTTACGCTCATCCGCGAATGATTTTCCAACCTTCCACATAAAGATCATGTCCTTTGGGGCCTCTAGGCCCGAACCACGGATCAGGCACAGTTACAATCTTTCCTGGCGATTCGTTGAGCCATGCTCCCCACCAACTGAAACTGCTGTTCGAGATGATGCAATGATCGGTTGCTCGTATAAGAGCAAGGTCTTGTGTCATTGATGTTCCTTCGGAATAGGTAAATGATCCAAACCTATTCATGGTTGGAAAGAATGATTTGCACCACGGTATATCATCGCTCACTACAATGAAATGACACTTGCCACCTAAACTTTGAGTTATATGTTCCATTGCTCGTTCGTAGTACACAGGAGAGAACGGGAAATTTAGAGGCAGTTTCAAGTAGTCTCCACGCCGAACATGAATTGATACGACCTTTCTAGTATCCGAACTGGATCTGCTAGACTCTATGCTTTCTGTTGCACAATCTCTGATGCATGAATCTGCAAACGAGAATGCAGCACGAACTTCTTGTTCAGCGTGTTTGAAGTACTTCTCGCTCTGAAAATATCCATAGAAATCAATGGAACCTTCGGCAGCAGTTAGTGCTGCAATGCGAGGAAGATACCTGCAATCGTTGTGCGGTTCTCGAAT